GGATTTGGATTAAACTTGCCTTGTCTAATATGCTCATTTGATTCTATTTAAACTTTTAACTACACAACTTCGGTTTTCAACTACACCTCCGTCAGCTAACACTCTTAATTTGTATGCCTCAAAAAGAATTCGACCAATTGAATCGAATGTCTTTATTGCACTATATTGAACGCCAAACCCTATCATTAAAGCTTGATCAATAATACAGAGCCACTTGCAATATTTACAGTCTTGAATGGTCGTTCACTTGATGGAGCAATCACCATTCCTTTGGTCAATGTCTTTCCAGTCAATCCCCATTCTGCAAGAATGTTATTGTCTAAAACATCTGTTAATGCAGTAAAAACCACATCATCATTTACCACTAAAAATCTATAATTTGTCGCAACAGTTCCAGTAATAACCGCACCATTGTCTGCATACTTTCCGCCTTTTAAAGCAACTAATTCTTCTATTGTCATTTTTTATTTACTTTGTCTAACACTATATTCCATGATTACCCTCGCACATTGCGAAGTTGAATCAAACATTATTTCTTGATTGGACAAATATATTTGCTGAATTGTTTTGCCACCGCTTACACCTTTGTAACGATTTAAAATCAAATCAATTTGGTCAGCAATATTTGATGCTTCAGCAAATCCACCATTCCCATCTTTGACTTTACTTGCAAAAATATTTATTTCAACATCGTGGTTTATTATTGAGTATCCATCCTTGAAGTTTTCAGGTGTGGATTGTTCGGTTATAATAACACGCGGAAACAAATTTTCTTGTGCTGCAAGTCCATAGTTCAATTGCTCAACTATACTTGTTATTGATGTAACATTTAGCAATTGATAAATAGCACCTCCAATCATTTATGCAAATTTGTACTATCAATCAAATTTATTAGTGTAAACTTTTTTACTTTGTTTGGCAGTTTTTGATGCGTTGCATGATCTGCACAATGCTTGAAAGTTGTTTTCATCCCATTTATCACCACCATCAGAAACTGGAACAATGTGGTCAGTGTAGTATGATGATTGATGACAATCCACAACCTCACACACTGGATTGTGCATCTTATATGCAAGTGATAATTTTCGCCAACGTGATGTGTTGTAAAACTTCAAATCCGCTTGGTCCTTTAACCAATTCTTTTTTTTCTTTGGTTTATCATCTTTAAATGAATAAACTTTTTTTGGCATTCTTGGCATTAATCAGGATGATGTGTGTTGCCTTGAACTCGATGATAATCACCATTATCATCACGCCAATAAATATAAGAACCAAAAAACATAAATTCACCATTCTTAAAATAGTCACCACCACCTTCAGGTGTTGGCGGTGCTGCATTACCTTTCATTTGGAATAAGTCTGCACGTACTTTGTTTGATTCGGTAACTTCACCTTTCTTAAATACTGGAATGTCACCTTCACTTATTGGATATGTTGTTTCCTTTTGAACAACTGGAATGAATGTTGCATTTGGAAGAACATCAGCAGTGACTTCAAAAAAGTCCGTTTCATTGTTATTGTTGCCATTAATAACACTTAAAATATCACCTTGATAAATTCTATCACCATCATAAGCTGGTATGTTTATTTGTTGAACAACGTGTGAATCAGGGAAAAATGTTTCAATGTAATCTTCACCTTCAAACACACCACCATCATCTGTAACACGATTTACTTGGAACACTGTGTACGTAACTGATGAATCTTGCATTGGTGTAAGTTCTTTAATACCTCGATAAATATCTTTAAGATTCTTTTTAACCTCACCATTGTCCGATGATATATCGTTTGGATCAATAATGTCTTTGATTCTGTCCATTGCAATGTCTGTTCTTGCTGCAATAACTTCAAACCATTCACCACTTACTTCATCCATTTCATAGTCACGTGTGCAACCGCTAAACACATACACTTTGTCATTGTATGCTAATGATTGGAATGGATAGTAATCACCAACAATTGTACTCATTATTTTTTCAACTGGCTTTGTTTGTAATGACATTGCTTCCATTACACGAGCATAAGATAAAAATGGATATGTATCGAACCCAGCATCCCACGTTGTGGATTCGACCAAACTAAATGATTGTGCATTATCATAATTTTCATCAATCTGAATTTTTGCAATGGTTGATGTTCCAATTTCAGAATCAACAATAATCAAAGGATCAAGTTCAACTTCTTTAGTATAGAAACCACTTGGATTTTCTACTTCCAAAGTCATTGTGTTTTCATCATCACTTAGTTCTTGAGGAAATAAAACTTCGATTCTGTCAATATAAAACGCATTTGAAAAACCACTTGTTCCGTTTGCCATTGTTCTAAATTCATCCTTTCCATCATACGTTGTTGTGATTTGAAAAATCATGTCATTAGCTTCAAAGTCTATTGTTGGAGCATCAAAATAAACATAAGTTGAATTACTTGAGTTTTTGACTATTTTAGTCCATTTTCTTAAATTAGGTGGAGCAACTATGTTGTTCTTCCATTCTGCTTCAGTTTGTGGTGCTGGTCCAATTCCAGCAATATATCTTCCACCACTTGCAGTTTTTAATTCAATATCAATATTGCATGAAAAGTTTGATGTATGATTTCCATATTGACCAGTTGCAGTTCTTACTCTCATTGCAACCCTTATATGGCCAACTCCTTCACTTTTTATTGTTCCAATATTAATACTTCTTGTTTCAATTGATGCCTTTCTACTTGATAATGTTATACCCTCAATTCCAAGTTTACCTTCAATATGTTGCTTTGCTTCGATTCGTGTTCGATATGCACCAGCAAAATACCCAAATGTTCCACCAGCTAAAATTCTTAAATCTTTACCTCCTGAATTGCCAACTGACTTTTGATGTGAATATGTGTCATCAGTATATGTTTTGTTTTTTAAGTATTCACGATACTTGATTGAACTTGTATCAAAATTTCTTACTTGTTGAATCCAATAAACACCATCTGCATGATATATCCGACAACTAAACAAATCCATTAAACCCCTTAATGCATCATAATATGATATGTATTGTGTTGGATTTTTGTTTGTGTCACCAATAAATAAATTGTCAGGAATATATGTATAGTCAAGCGGTGAATCATCCGTTGATGTGGTTGCTGCAAGAACCCTTGATTTATATTCAATTGATTCACGAATGTACGCATCTGATGATGACCAAAATTGTTTTAATCCAAGAATGTCAAGCACCTCAAAAACATTATCAATTATTTTATTAACCGATAATGTATCTTGTGTGTACTCGTATTTTTTAAGTGCATCAAGTCCATCAATGGCTTTGAATGTATATGGTCTTGGTTTATCTATGTTTGACCATTGCACAAGGTCCATTACAATGATACCAGCCCAATCCAATTCCCAATCCGTTGTGTATCTATAAACTAATAATTTTAGTTTGTTATCTTGTGTGATTTGGTATTGCTCAAAGAACCTATCAAAATAACGATCATTATTTGCATATGTGACTGATGTACTTGATGACTTTATTGAACCAAGTATTTCATCCCCTTCACCTTTCCATTCTGTTTTTAAATCAATTAAATCAGGATTAAATGTTGGTTTGTATTGGTCTGTTGTGGTTGTGGATGAAGGACCACCAATGTGAGTAAATGATGCAGAATATGCAACACTGGTTGTGATTTGTGTTGTGATTCCGTTTGAAAAAATACCAGTCACACTGACCGCTTGTGTTGATGAGGATGTGTGAAGAAATAAATTTTTTCCAGTTTGTAAATAATCACGCCAATCTTTATTGATGTAAAATGTGTTTCCAGTTCCACCAATTATTGCAACCTTTGGTAAACCAACATAATCATCACCAAACAATTCAACCTTATATCGTGTGTTATTGTCTGACCTTAACTCACTACTAAATATAACACCACTCATTTATTATCTTGTAAATCCTTTTTCTCTATTTTGAACAAGTATCAAATCACGACCTGATATTTTTGTTTCCAATGCAATTGGTTGTGTATTCATTCCACCCATTCCGCCACCAGCCATTGATGGTGATGGTGCAGTTCCACCGCCTTCCATTTGAATACCTTTTTTACTTAAATTTGTTAATGCTGCACCAGCTGCAACCAATGCAATACCACCAGCAATTGCAAGTGCCGGATTCATTGACTTGATTGATGCATCAACCATTGCTTCAGCAATACCAATTGCAATCATTGCTTCACCAAATTGTTGCATAAATCCACCGATTGAATTTAACAACCCACGCCCAAAATCTTGCATTGTCATATCGCCACCACTCATCACATTACCCAAAAAGTTTCCAAATGAAACAAGACCTTCAGTCGCAAGTGACTTCAAACCATTACTTAATGCTTCACCAGCATTTTTTCCTATTTTTTCAGCAGTTGTAACAATACCTAATTCTTGATTTGATAATGGTTCAATTTTTATTTGTATTGGTTCAATTGCTTTGTTTGCCATTTCACTTATTTGTGAAGTGACATTTTCAATCCCTTTTTGTGATGGTGCTTGTATTGCAATTGCGGTTGATTTTTTTGTTGTTGGACCAGCAGTAGTTGTTCCAGTTTTTTTGTCATCTTTATCTGCAAGGGTAAACGCTGAAACTTGTTCTTTGACTTTTTTTAATGTTTCACCAAATGACTTAATTTCTTTTGTTGCTTGTTTTGGTTTAAGTTTAAACTGATCAAAAAACGCATCAATTCCCATATCAATGCCAAATTTACCAGCTAACCACGACAACCCTTTTGCAATGCCTTTAATTTTATCAATTGCAGAGTTTGCAATCCTTACCCATAAATTATAAAAGAAGTCTGCAAACGCTTCAAAATTATCTCTTACATATAATATAATTGCAACTAATCCACCAATTGCAACAATGATTCCAGTTATTATCAAAATGATTGGATTTGCTGCTAAAAATGCAAATGCAGTTGTCAAACCACCAACCGCCAAAATTAATGGACCAATGACCGCCAATAAAGCACCAACAACAACAATCACCTTTTTAATATTTGGATTGATGTTTGCAAACATTAAAGCTAATCCGCCCAAGAAATCTGCAACCTTTCCAATTGCTGGAGCCATGACTTCACCAAATTCAATTGCGAGTCCTTCGGTTGCTGATTTTAAACGCATCATTGAACCCTCAAGTGTTTGGTCCATAATTGCTGCCATTGCTTGTGCAGAACCTTCAGAATTTAACAATTCACTATTTAAACCAACAATTGCTTCTTGATTACTTGCAAGAATAGATGCAACCGCTGCACCACGTTTTCCAAACAATTCCATTGCAGTAGCATTGGCATTGGTTGAATTATTTATTTGTGCCATTGCATCCTCGAATGACATTCCTTGTTTCGCAAGTTCTAAAAAGATGTTTCTCAATGCAGTTCCTGATGTCGATGCTTCGACACCATTGTTTGCAAGTACACCAAGCATTGATGTTGTTTCTTGCAATGTAACACCAGCATTTCGTGCAACTGGAGCAACTGAACTCATTGCAACTTGAAACTTGTTTAGATCAAGTGCAGATGATGAAAACGACTTTGCCATTACATCAGTGACCATTGTCATTTCAGTTGCATCCAACCCAAATCCACGCAATGTTGCACCAGCTACTTCAGCCGATTGTGCTAAATCCTCACCAGTTGCAAGTGCAAGGTTTAATGTTGCACCAGTTATTTTTTGAATTTCATCAGCACTAAAACCAAGTTTTGAATAATTCAACATTAAATCACTGACTTGTGTTGCACTGAATCGTGTTGAAATTCCTAAATCTTTTGCAAGATTTGTCAAGTTTTGAAAATCTTTTCCAACCGCACCACTAATGGCCTGAACCTTTGCCATTGATTGTTCGAACGATGCAAACGTTTTAACCGCAAGACCACCCATGATTGCCAATGGTGCAGACAATGACATTGACATTGAACGCCCTATTGACTGCATTTTTTTACCTGAAGAACGCAGTTGTCTTGCTAAATTTTGACTTGATGTGCTAAATGCTTTTAAGTCAAATCCAGCTCTAATATTTATTGTCTTTTTTGCCATTTTAATTGAACCAGTTTGGTTTTAGTTTTTTAATTTGTTCAATTTCTGCTTTTGTGTATGGATTTGATTTTGTTCCTTTTTTACCGCTTTGCTCTTCCCACTCAAACTTCATCAAATCTTGTGGTCGTTTCATTGTTTTTTGTCCTTGTGATTTTAACGTTACATATGAAATCAATCTTGCAGTTTCCCACAATGATCTTGAATTTATATTTTCATTCAAACGATTTC